CGGCTGGTCCCTCGGACATCGGTGACGGCGACCCCGTCAAGATGATTCCGGGCGGGCAGATCCAGGCTTGCACCGCTGCCGCCGACTACGCCATTGGCGTTGCCAAGGGCTTCAAGTGGGTGGATCCGGTGACGAAGCGTCCGCAGTGGAGCAACTATCTCCCGGCGGGCACGTCGTCGGCGGACAGCAACATCTATGCCTACGTCGTTGACGACTCGATGGCCACCTTCATCATCCAGGCTGACGCCTCGGTGACGCTGGGGGACATGGGTCTCAACTTTGAGTTGTCGGCTATTGCGTCGGTCAACACCTCCTACGGCAAGTCTCAGGCTGTGCTGAAGGCGTCCACGCGAACGACGGCTACCAAGCTGGTTCGTCTGGTGGGTCTCTACGACACCCCGGACAATTCGTGGAACGATGCGTTCCCAATCGTTGAAGTCCGGTGGGTCCAGCACCGCGATACTCAGGCTTCCGCTTTCTAAGGAGTGACACCATATGGCTGCAATTACTAGGGCAAATATCGCCAAGCAGCTTCTGCCGGGACTCAATGCGGTCTTCGGTGTGGAGTATGGCTCGGTGGACGACCAGCACCTTCCGCTTTTCGAGATCGAGAACTCGGAACGCGCCTTTGAAGAGGAAGTCCTCTTCACCGGATTCGGCACTGCGCCGACGAAGGACGAGGGTGCTGCTGTCGAGTACGACAACGCGCAGGAAGCCTGGACTTCGCGGTACACGATGGAGACGGTGGCTCTGGCCTTCTCCATCACTGAAGAGGCCATGGAGGACAACCTCTATGACACCTTCGCTCGCGTCCGTGCCAAGGCCCTTGCCCGCGCGATGGCGAACACGAAGCAGGTCAAAGCCGCCAACATCTACAACAACGGCTTCAACTCCAACTTCATTGGTGGCGACAACGTCCCGCTCTTCTCGGCTTCGCATCCGACGATTGGCGCGGGCAACTTCAGCAACACGGTGGCGGTGGACCTGTCGGAGACGGCGCTTGAAAACGCGCTGATCAACATCAGCCTCTTCCGCGATGACCGTGGCATCCTCATCGGGACGAAGGGCGTCAGCCTCCACATTCCGCCGCAGCTTCAGTTCGTTGCGGAACGCCTCCTCCAGACGCCGGGGCGCGTGGGTACCACGGACAACGACCTCAATGCCCTTCGCAACATGGGCATGCTGCCGAGTGGCTACCACATCAACCAGCGTTTCACGGATCCCAACGCCTGGTTCATCAAGACGGATGCGCCCAACGGGTCGAAGATGTTCACCCGCGTTCCGCTTCAGACGAAGATGGAACCGGACTTCGACACGGGTAACCTGCGCTTCAAGGCCCGCGAGCGTTATGCGTTCGGTTGGTCGGATTGGCGCGGTTGGTATGGTAGCAGCGGCGCTACCTGATACCACTGAGGTAACAGTAGGGGGGCCGGGGATAACACCTCGGCCCTCTTGCTTTCTACCCCCTAAAATGCTACACTTTGCCGTTACCCCGGCGATAGAATCGGGGATATAGACGTATCCCCCAAAACTGGAGATCATCATGTCTCGATTCACTCGCGAAGCCTACCCCGTGGTTATCGTTGCCTCCGTTGGTACGTCGGCTGCCGACTTTGGCATCGACACGGATGGTAGCCTGATCCTCAACCAGGTTGTGGCCGTCAGCATCAACGGCATGAATGTGTCGTCGGCCCCGGCCTACCTTCCCCTCAAGAATGCTGCGGGCACCACCTACTACATCCCGGTCTATACCACTATCGCTTGATGGTGACGTATGTCCTGGACAAACATCAAGGCAGTCTTCTGTAGCGTAGTCTCTGCGGTTGTGGTGGACCATCCGAGTCGCCTCCGCAGCCTCTACATGCACAGTGCTGCCTCGGGCACCCTGCGGATCTATGACGGGTCTGCGGCGGTCTCCACCACCGGTCCGCTGCTGCTGCAGGTGGAATTGCCCCACCGCTCGGCGGCTGGCAACCCCGACTCCGTGACCCTCTACATTCCCGACGCGGGCATCCGCTACCAACAGGCGATGTTCGTGCAGGTGTCTGGCGGGGCTGCTTGCGGCCTAACCCTCTTCTACGACTGAGGTCTCAAATGGCTACTTCCCGTGGTGCTGGCGCGGCCCAGCGCGGCTACGAATACAAGGTCTACAAGTCTGGCGGCAAGGTCAAGAAGTATGCTGAAGGCGGCAGCGTCGAGGCCAACCAGATGGGCTTTTCCTCTGGCGGCAAGGTTGCCAAGTACGCCAAGGGCGGCTCCTGCCGGGGTATGGGTTCTGCCACCAAGGGTGGCAAGTACACCATCAAGTAAGCCATGGCTACTTCCGGGACCACCAACTTCAGGTTGCCCCTCGATGAGTTGCTGGAACAGGCATCTCTTCGGGTCGGGGGTGAACCCACGCTAGGTACCGAAGCCCGTGTGTCCCGGCGGGCTTTGGACCTTCTTTTCACTGACCTCCAGAATCGCGGCATCCTCCTCCACACCCTGGAGCAGGTGGCCGTTACCCTCGTCACCGAAAACGCAACCATCAGTTGTAGTGCCGACACCCTCGACGTGTTGGACGCGGTGGTGCGACGCAACGGCACCGATCTCATGATGCGCCGCATCGGTTACGGAGAATACCTCGACATTCCCCGCAAGGAACAGACGGGGCGTCCCACCCACTTCTTCGTCAATCGTCAGCGGGACAACCCCTCGATCTACTTGTGGCCTTCCCCGGAAAATTCCACCGACATCCTCATCTTCTGGAAGATGCGGTTTGTGCAGGATGCCGGGAAGCTATCCAATGACCCCGACATGCCGCGCCGCTTTTGGCCCGCGCTGGTGGCGGGGTTGGCTTACTACCTAGCGTTCAATCGGGGTCTCCAATTCCCGATGGATCGCCTCGCAATGCTGAAGTCCGAATACGAGGACCAACTTTCCCACGCCACGGACGAAGATCGGGAGAGGGCCACCCTTCGTATCGTCCCCCGGTATCGGTGACGCATGGGGCAGTACGCGTCAGGCAGACACAGTTGGAGTCTTTGCGACAGGTGTGGGTTTCGCTTCCGCTACCTGCAGATCCGTAACGAGCCGGGGACCGCCTGGCGCGTCTGCAGCACCTGCAACGATGGGGCATTCAACCTAGTCTCCCATCCTCAGAACAAGCCGCCGCCCGTCTTCCCGGATCCGCAGTCCCTACGCTACCCGCGCCCCGATGTCAACCTGGTTGTGGGCAGTGAGCCGAATGACGAGCAGCAGCTTCCCATGGATGAAGGCGGACCCGGAGGCCCCTGATGGCACTTGTCAACGGAGATCGCGTCCGCGAATACACTGCTGCCACCGGAGACGGTCTTATCGACTTGCAGGGTGCCGTCCGCACCTATCGCCGGTTCGTGGATGGGGTTGGCGTCGGCAACCAGACCTACTACGCCATCGTCCACTCCCGCCTCGATGAGTTCGAAGTTGGCCTCGGCACCATCCTTCTGGTGGGTGCCCTCTACTATCTGCGGCGCGACACCATCTACGTCTCCAGCAATGCCAACCAGAAGGTCTTCTTCTCCAAGGGGCAGAAGCAGGTTGCCACGATCTATCCTGGCACCCAGATCGACCAGATTGCGGCCAACGTCTCCCTCTCCCAGCAATACGCGGTCCAAGCCTCCCTGGCTGCCGTTGATTCCTCCGTAGCCGCTGTAGCCGCCAGCACCTACCGCAACCAAGCTTTCGACTACGCATCGGCAGCGGGGATCTACGCGGCCAACGCCTCGGTTTCGTATGTCGATGCCGCGTCGGCTGCAGCAGCCGCAGCTTCCATTGTGGCTGGCATTTCGTCGGTAGCCGTAGACGCATCCAACGCGGTGGTCGCGGCATCCCTGGCCCAAGTCTACAAAACTTCGGCATCGGCCTACGCCACCCAGGCCGCCGACGCAGCGTCCGCAGCCCAAGTTTACCTGGTCTCCACCTCCGCCAACGCTACACAGGCAGCGGCAGCAGCATCCAATGCCGCCATCTACAAGGCGTCGGCTGAAGCTTCCTACCTCAATGCCGCGAGTGCCGCCAACGCTGCCAGCATCTCGATGGTGGCCGCATCTTCCTACGCCACCAACGCCCTCTCCTACGCCAACGACGCCCAACTGTATCGGACTTCGGCGGAAGCCGCAGCCTCGGTGGCCAGCGTCCAGGCGGCAGCCGCCTCGGTCTCTCGCGTCTCAGCCAACAACGCCGCATCCATCGCGGCAGTGTACGCCGAACAGGCGTCGGCATCGCGGACCCAATCCCAGACAGCCGCCACCTCCGCTAACAACGCAGCATCGCTGGCTGGCGTCTACGCCAACAACGCCTCCATCACTTACGTCAACGTGGTTTCCGTAGCCAACTACGTTTCCGTGCTGGCTGCGGGCGTATCATCGATTGCGGACCAAGTCTCTGCCGCACTGGCGGCTGCGTCTTCCGCCCTCATCTACAAGACTTCGGCATCTGCCTACGCAACCGAAGCCGCAACCAACGCCTCTTTGGCATTCATCTACAAGGCGTCGGCCTCTGCTTACGCAACTGAAGCCGGTACCTACGCAAGCCAGGCTTCGACTTCGAGGGTCTCCGCCAACAACGCAGCTTCGATTGCGGGTGTCTACGCACTCTCCGCCAACACTGCGGCCTCCATCGCGGGAGTATTCGCTGCGTCTGCTTCCGCCTACGCCTCGGCGGCAGCCCGCGACGCCTCCCTCGCCTTCATCTACCGGACATCCGCTTCGGCTTTTGCGACCTCAGCCGCAGCCGATGCTTCCCTTGCCGCGATCTACGCAGCTTCCGCAAACAATGCCGCGTCTCTTGCTGCCCTTTACGCCACCTCAGCTTCGGTGGCCAACGTGTCCGCACAAGCCGCGTTGTCGGCTCTCAACGCACGTATCACCTACGGTACCGCCGCCCCCACGGGAGGATCCAACGGTGACATCTACTTTCAGTACACCTAATTGATTTATCGCCAACCATCTGTTAGGATACGGGCATGGCAGACAACGTAGGTATTACCCCAGGCACTGGTGCGACAGCGGCAGCCGACGACATCGGCGGCGTTCTGTACCAGCGCGTCAAGGTCTCGCACGGCGCAGACGGCAGTGCGACGGATACGAGCGAGGCTGCGCCGCTGCCGACGCAGGACACAGGCCTTTGGTGGATGCTGAGCCGCATCTATCAGATGCTGGCCTCTCCGCGCGGCTACGACAAGTCGCTCCAGCGGCAGCGCGGAACGGTCCTTGTCGAAAGCGGCACGGTCACAACGGTCACAACGGTCACAACTTGCTCAACGGTGACTTCTGTCAGCAACCTCGCCGCATTCGGCAACGAACAGCCGCAGATCATGGCCCGCGCGATGGCTCGCGCTTCCTGGCGCGCCAACGTGCGCGCGTGCATTTCCTGAGGTCTCCAGATGGCGAACAACTTCAAAAAAGTCATCGACCGTCTGGAGTGGGTGCAGACCGCGCCCTCGCCAAACGCGCACGCCGCCGGGACGCTCATGTGCTGCGACATGCGGAGCGACGTCTCGCGTCATCCGTTCGTGCAGAACCTCATCAGCACGACCGTGTTGAACCGCTACAACATCGTCACGAAGTCCTGGCAGCTCTCGATCAACCCCGGCGCGGCGGCTGTCGCGGCAGGCGCGGCGATGTGCTTCGCCCCGTCTTTTTCTGCTGTCGGTACTATTGCTGCGGGCGCGACGACGACCAGCTTCACGCTCTCAACAGCGTTGCCGACCTCAGTCGGCCTCAACATGCTGGCGAACCGTGGCGGTTCTGGAGATTACGGATTCAAGATCCGCATCACCGACACCACGGCGGGCAAAGTCGAGGAACGCTTCATCGTCGGAAACACCGCTGGCACCACGCCGACGATCACCGTGGACAATGCGTTCACGTTCACGCCTGCGAGCGGCGCGCGATACGAGCTTCTATCTGGTCGCGTCATTATGTTGTCGAGTGGCGCGCTCGCGGCGGCGTCGTGGCGTAATTACGAGGTCGCCACGAATACGCTTTCGAATCTCTCAACCACCAACCTCGTAGCCACCGTCGCCACGGATAGCGCGCTGCTGGTCATGGACGAGCAGTACACGCCATACAACAACGAGCCCGGCGAGGGCATGATCAAGGGCGGGTTCACCTACGACACGAACGTCGTATCGAGGAAGGCGCTGACTGCCACCGCGACGGGCGCGTCTTCGCTGACTGGACAGGCGGCAGACGGCGACGCTGTCGTTCTCGCAAACGAGTATCGCAATTTCCAGGTCCGCATCGTTCAAGACACCGGCACGCCCGCTGCGGTCGGCCAGCGTCGCATCATCGCTTCACACACGGCTGGAGCGTCGCCGGTCTACACGCTTGGCACCGCGTGGACGACGCAGCCCAGCAGCACGGCGAAATACGTCATCGAGCAGCCCAACCTGATCGTGCTGCGGACCAGCGGCAACACGACGACGTACACCTACAACTACACCGACGCGACCATCAACAACGGCACCAACAGCATCGCTGCGAATGCGTGGTCCACAACGTATTTCGCTGCGGGGCCTGCTGCGAATGCGGCGGGCTGCTTGTGGATGCCGTCGTTCGGGATTCAGCCCGATCCCGCGCGCAACGCGAGGCACAGCTTCAACTTCTTTTTCCGTGGCGGTGCAGTGACGATTGATGCTCTCGACATCGCCAACACCATCACAGGGGCTTGGTCGAGCGCTATCACATACGACGGCGCGCAGAACGCAACAGGCGTCGGCACGAGTGGTGCTTATTCTCCATTCAACGGCGAAGGGCGTTTCACCTACCTCAACATCTACGTCGCAAACCAGGTCAATCAGATCTACCGCTTCGATAGCAAGAACCGCGTGCTATCACCGTACACGCCGACCGACTTCCTCCAGGCGGGCACCGCCACGATCGGTAGTCGCATGGCGGCATTCGCGGCGATTGACGGTACCGACAAGTACGACGTGGTCCTGCTACAATCCCACCTATCGACGGTCACTCAAGAGCTGGTGGTGCTGGTCTGATGTCCATCTCCGATCTGATCCGCCTCGCGCAGAACCGCCTCGCCACGCTCAACAGCGCGCGGGCGACTGCCGACCGAGACGGCGACGCTGATCGTGTCGCCGCGCTCGACACCGAGATCGCAGAGACCGAGGCCACGCTGGCGGCGCTGCGGGGGATCTGATGGAAACGCTCGCACAGCGCCTCGCTCGTCCAGATGTAGCCTCACTGCCCGACTGGGCCGCTGCGGCGCTTCTGAACCAGCCCGATCCGACGCTCCCGGCGGTGGTTGAGTGGCGTCAGACGCAGATCGGCATTGGCTCCGTCCTCGACGCTCTCGGCCCCGAGGCCGGGGCGGCGCTGCTGGACGCTCTGACGACGCTGGCGATCTCGCAGCCGGTCATCCGGTGGGGGCTTCGGCTGATCGAAGACGGGCGCTTTGACCTGTCCCGCCCCTCTGCGCGCGACCAGCTCGCGCGGCTCGTCGTGGCGGGCGTGGTGCAGCAGGCCGAAGCGGACGCTCTGCTGGCGCTGTCTCGCGTCGAGCGTCGTCCATCGTGGGCCGAGGCGCACGGCGTCGCTGTTGATGCGCGGGCGGTCGGTCTGGCGCGTGGAGGTCGGTGATGGCAGTCGCGAAATGGGCCACGCCCAGCACCCGCAGCAGCAATATCCTCTCGACCGTCGCGGACTCGTTGGCGAACGGATCGGAGAGCAGCGTTGTCACCTACGACAACAGCAGCAACAAAGACCTGTACGCGCTGCTGACGCTCAAGCTCGGCAGCATCACGCCATCGACCGGCGGGTCTGTCAGCATCCGCGTCACGATCAACGACGGCACCGACACAAGCGACAAGGTCGGCGGCGATGTCTACGTCCTGCCGCTGACGAGCGGTGGGTCTGCCAAAGTCAACATCGTGCAGGTCAGGCTGCCGCCGTTCTCGTTGCGTCTGTCGGTGGTCAACAACGCGGGTGTGACGCTGGCGTCGAGCAACAACGAGTTGTACGTCCGCCCCTGGAACGAAGAAGTGGTCTGATGCCGCGCGGGCTCTCGGACTACGATAGCGCGCGGATACAGGGGCGGCTGTGGACGCCGGAGGTGTTGAGGCCGGATTTCTGGTTCGACGCAGCCGACCAAAGCACAATTACGATTTCGTCAGGCAACGTTACGCAATGGAACGACAAAAGCGGGAACGCTCGAAACCTTACGACGGCGTCTAGCTATCCATCCTACAGCATTGAGGGCAGAAACGGCCTTAACGTTGTAACGTTTTCCGGCTCAAGTCTTGCCGTAACCGGCCTGTCGATAAACTATACGGCTCAAAGCACGTTCGGCGCGTTTCGGCTAGGGTCTTACCCTTTGTACGCCCGTGTCTGGACCCAAAGCGACGCAGGGATAGATTTTTCCACATCCGGCGCTTACATTCCAATAGTAAGCGGACCAGCAACTCCAACGTGGTGTTCCTACACAACAAACTTTGAGTCTCAAATCAGCCTGACAGACGGAGCTTGGTGCATTTTCTCTTCCGTCCATAACGGCGCAGTGCTGCGAAATGCGGCAAACGGAGTGCTTGCCGCACAGGCGTCCGCGACGTTAAGCAAAACATTTACGCGCTTTGGAATGACGGATTCGTTTTCCGGGGCCACGGTTCCCTTTTCTGGAGATTACGGAGAGCTTGTTGTTCTGCCGACCGGAGGCGTAACGAGAGACAGGGTTCTCGTTGAAGGCTATTTGTCTTGGAAATGGGCCATCCCTCTCGCCGCTAACCATCCCTTCGCCAATCGCCCGCCGCTAATCGGGGACTGACATGCTGCGGGTGAGGACGCCATACAGTTTTACTGCTGGCAGCACCCCCACAAGCGGTCTGCAGGGTTTGACATTTCTGTTTGGTGGGTTGCTGGGCGGCGCTGCACCTCCCGTTACAGGGACCCAGGCGTGGATCAACGTGGCGGGCACTTGGAGACAAGCCACAGTCTACATCAACGTAGGTGGGGTCTGGAAAGTTGCCACGCCCTATGTTAAAGTGGGGACTTGGAGGTAACGATGGCTACCACCTACACGGATCTCTATAACTCGATCATCGACGCCACGGAGAATGCCGACGCGGAGTTTGCCGCGCGGATCCCCACGTTTGTCGATCAGACTCGCATGCGCCTAGCGCGCGACATCGACACCTACGGCATGGTCACCTACACCACCGTCTCCGCCTCCGCTGGCAACCCATACATCAGCCTCCCCCAGGATGCCCTCATCCTCAAAGCGGTAACCCACATTTCCGATGGCTCCCACAGCCAACTGATCATGAGGACCGACGAGTTCCTCCGGGAATACTGGCCCAACCGCACCTCCGTGGGATCCCCCAAATACTATGCCCGCTGGGGTTTCTCCCAGTTGCTGGTGGCCCCCGCGCCCACTTCCGCCACCCTTGTCGAAATCTCCTACGTGCAGGTCCCCACCTCCATCGGACCCGTGGGCACCTCCACCAACTGGCTTACTGACTATGCGCCCGAAGCCCTCTTCTACGGCTGCATGCACGAAGCCTGTATGTTCATGAAGAATTATGACGCGGCGGCCCTCTGGCAAAACAAGTACCAGGCCGCCGTGGCCAGCCTTCGCAACGAGGCGCGGCGTACCCGTCAAGACGACAACCTCAACAATAACTCGCCCGCTGGCGGCGACAATACCCTGCAAGGCGGTGTCTGATGCCCTCCACGTATTCGTCCTCGCTTCGGCTGGAACTTCAGGCATCCGGCGAAAACGCCAACACCTGGGGCACCAAGACCAACAACAACCTCAACCTGATCGAGCAAGCCATCGCTGGCTACTCCAAGATCACCCTGGCCTCAGCGTCCGCCACTTACACCCTTCCCATCGCAGACGCATCCGCTTCCGAAGGCCGCAACGCCTTCATCGAATTTGCGGGTACCGTCGCCTCCGCCATCTCCGTCATCGTCCCCGAAGTCGAGAAGGGCTACTGGGTCCGCAACTCCGCGACGGGATCCACACTCACCGTCCGCACTTCCGCAGGGACCGGGGTCACCCTCCCCACCAACGAGTGGGTCTTCCTGATCTCCGATGGCGTCTCCGTCTACAGCACCCTACCCACCTCCCTCACCAACTACGCCCGCCTCGACACTTCCCAAACCTTCACCGGGGCCAACACCTTCACTTCCGCTGTCACGGTTTCGGGGCCAGCCGCCTTCGCCTCCCTCGTAGACATCAAGGGTCCCACCTCTCTCGCCTCCACCCTCTTCGTCGCGGGCACCGCTTCCTTCGCTGCTGCAGTCAGCGTCTCGGGAGACCTCTGGGTCAAGAACAACCTCCTCGTCACATCGATTGTCGATATCGGCGGAAGACTTCAAGTTACCGGAGAGTCCCGACTCAACAATGTCAGTGCTGCCGGTGCCCTCAACGTAACCCAAACTTTCCTGGTTTCCGGGGCGGCCACCCTTTCCTCAGCCGTAGACATCAAAGGCCCTGCATCCCTAGCCTCCACCCTAGTTGTCGCGGGTACTGCAACATTCAACAGCAACGTATCAGTCAACGCGGTGCTGCGTGTTACGTCGTCTGCCAACTTTGCGTCCGGACATTTTACGGGAGGTGTCCGAATGGCCAGCGATCTTTCGGTCACTGGAACCGCAACTTTCGGACGCACGATGTTTGTCACTTCTGCAATTTTGTGCGATACAACAATTGCAACAATTAACTTTACAGGACAGCAAAGTTCTTTTAAGTGCCAAGATCAAATTTCTATTGGGGCTTCTCGCGTATCGGCTGCAACTGTTGCTTTGTACATGTACCCTCAAGGAACGGGGGGAGCTTTCAGCGGGACGCTTTCCACAGACACAGCAGGAAAAGTTAGACTAACTGGAAATAGCGTACAGTTAAAAAGCGGACTTAATCTAGATGTAAACAATGACGTCAATGTGCCTAACAACCTTCTCATAGGTACCAGCGCTGTTGCGACTGGAGCTTACGGCACCCTCGTTATCGCGAATGGCGTAGCCCCAACTTCCAGCGTACTCAACAGCATCATTCTTTACGCAGAGGACGTGGCATCCAGCAGCGAGTTGAAGGTGCGGGACGAGGCCGGTAACGTCACCACTCTATCTCCCCACAACTTCTCCGGATGCGGCGGACCCAGCGAAGAGATGGCTTGGTCCTACTACTCCGAAAGAAACGGCAAGTTCGTCAACATCGACATGATGAAGCTGGCCCGCCTGTTGGAAAAGCTTACCGGCGAGAAACTTGTCTACATCGGAGACACGCCATGAAGGATGAAGCCGTCAAGCAAGGCATCGACGCCATCTCCGTTGTGACGGTGGTGGGTACCCTCGCGGGGGTCCTCCCAGCCATCGCAGCCACCTTCACCATAATTTGGACGGGCATCCGGATCTACGAGTCGAAGACCATCCAAAACCTGCTAGGCAAAAATGGCGACTCCTAAACTCATCCCAGTAACCCAGAAGCCCGGCATCGTCCGGGAACTCACTCGGTACGCGGGTGAGGGTGGCTGGTATGACGCCGACAAAGTCCGCTTCCGCTACGGCCAGCCCGAAAAAATTGGCGGTTGGCAAAACGTCAATGGCATCAGCGACCCCAAGTCAATTCCCGGCGTGGGCCGCAGCATCTTCACGTGGACCACCCAATCCGGCTACGTCTATCTGGCCGTAGGCACCAACTCCCATCTGGCAATCTGGTACGGTGGCCTCTACCACGACATCACCCCCGTCGCCGCATCCATCTCTGCCACCAACGCAATCAGCACTTCTGCTGGATCCACCACCATCACCATCGCGGTGTCGGCCCACGGCCAGGCCACCGGCAACTACTTCTACGCCACCACCGTCGCCGCAACCGTAGGTGACAACATCTATCCGGTGTCCGCGCCCTTTGGGGGCTACCCCATCACGGTGATCGATGGCAACACCTTTACCATCAACACCGGCACCACAGCAGCCGCCACCTCTGCCGCAGCCGGTGGCCTCCTCCAAGGCTACTTCCTCTTGGCCCCTGGCCCCGCGTCCAACCAGCTTGACACCGGCTGGGGTGCTGGCGTGTGGAATGGACCCCAAGCCTGGAACGAGGAATTCACCGCGTTGGCCCCACTCCGCTTCTGGAGTCTGGACAACTGGGGAGAAGACCTGGCGGCCTCACCCCGCAACGGCCAGATCTACTACTGGGATAGCAGCATGGGCTTGACGAGTCGAGCCTACCTCGTCTCCGCGACCCCCAGCCAAAATGCCCAGATCCTGGTGTCGCCCGAAGACCGCCACCTGATCTCCTTTGGGTGCCCCGACGCCCTCACCTCCGTGGTCAACCCCCTCTACATCCGCTGGTGCAACCAGGAAGACATCACCGACTGGAACGCATCGGCCACCAACACCGCTGGCGACAAGGTCCTGTCGGGTGCCTCCCGCATCATTGCGGCGCGGCGGACCCGAGGCCAGATCCTCATCTGGACCGACGAAAACCTCTACAGCATGCAGCAGGTGGGTCCCCCCTACACTTTCGGCTTCCAGCTTATCGGTACCAACTGTGGTACCCTTGGCCAAAACGCTATGGTCGAAGTGGGCGGGCGCACCTTTTGGATGGCCGATGAACGCTTCATGGTGTATGATGGTGCTGCCGCCCGCCCCATGAAGTGCGACGTACTTCGCTACGTCTTCGACAGCCTCGACCGCAGCCAACTCGACAAGATCTATTGCGCCAGCAACACCTCCTACAACGAGGTGATCTGGTTCTACCCCACGACCACGGGCGAGATCGATTCCTACGTCATCTACGACTACATGCAGGACGTGTGGAGTATTGGCCGCCTGGTCCGCACCGCGTGGCTCGACCAGGGCATCAACAGTTTTCCGATTGGGGTCGCTTACGAAGCGTCCGCAACCAAACTCTACTACCACGAATTCGGCAACACCGCCGATGGGGCAGCCATCAACGCCTACATCGAATCCAATCTTTTCGATTTGGATGCGGGCCAGGAGTTGATGTTTGTGGATCGTATCATCCCCGATTTTTCGGGGCGCGATGGCGGAGTCATGACGGGCAACGTCACCATGACGCTGCATGCCCTCAAGTATCCCAACACCCCCGAATCCATGGAAGTGACGAAGGGACCCTACCTGGTTTCCGCCGCCACCCAAAAAATAGATTTCCGGATGAGGGGCCGCCATACATATTATCGCATTGAGAGTAATGATGTCAATACTTCTTGGCGTCTGGGTGCGATTCGTTTCCGGCTTGGCCCCGATGGTGAACGATGAAACCGCTTCTTCCCCTGCCCCCGACTTCCCTTCCGGTTGATGCCCAGATGGCGTGGGGGGAAATGATCCGCGTCCTCAACCTCTACCACGGCCAGGTGGTGACGGGGCCAGCAGTGACAGGCTATACAGTTTCTGCTACAGTACCGGCGTCGGCCACCCTCGATCTGGGGACAGTAACGGTTACCGCTGTTGCCAACACCCTCGTCAAGCTGCTGACGGATCTGCAATCGAAGGGCATCGTGAAGGTGGACAAACTATGAAGGGATACGATTCTTTCATCAAGGGTTACGCTGAGGGCGGCCCCGTCAATCCCTTTGAAGCTTTCGTGGCCCCCAAGGGAAACATCTTTCGGACGATCCCGCGTACCTCCCGACCCACCTTCACCCCGTACAATCCGAATCAACAACTCTACGGTGGACCTGCTGAACTTCCGAGTGGCTATCGTAGCATCTACGGCAACCTTTCGAGGATTCGGGAGGAGCAAGCACGTCGGCGTGCTGCCGCAACTCCTGCGCCCCAACCGGATCAGCCCTCCCAGGGTGCGGACCCTGCCCCGGCACCACCGTCTCCAAACCAGTCTCCCGCCCAAAGGGAACTCGACACATACAATCAGGAAGCTGCGGCAAGGGAGGCTGCTGCGAGAGAGGCTGCGGCGAGAGAAGCCCAGGACCTACTCAACCAGCGACCCATCGATACGACGCCGATCTTCGATGCGCCGCTTCCGGATGACATGGAGGATTTTCCGCTGGTGACGGTTAGTCCTCCCACCGAGACTGTGCCAGAAACGACGCCGCCAGATAGCATCCCCGCGCCGTCGATTGATGACGAGATCACGCAGGAATACCTAGGTCTTCCCAATCCGCTAGATCGGGTGGTGGAGGATGTCCTGCGGCCCACGCCAGAGTTGGTTCCCGGCGATGTCACGTTGGTGGGACCAGACGACACCGAATTGTCGGTAGAATCTCCGGAAACGCCCACCTCCGAAGTGGAAGCTGGCCCTGGCTTCGACCCGGATTTTGGGATGGGATCTGAAGAGATCCCTAGTGCGGCACCTCCCGCTGAGGTGGCGACCCCCGCCCCCAATTTGGGGGATGTGCTTTCGTCCTATAGCGACGATGCGTATGCGACCCCGGAAGTTGGGCTGGATCTTGCGGACATCCCCGATACCACGATGGAGGGGGCAGCCAAGAATGAAGCCCTTTCGGGGAAAGCCCAAGGCGCAACTCTTGGAGATCTTGGAAAGTCTCTCTTGCAGGGTGTGGGTATGATGTCCCCGCTGGGCCTGGTCAATACCCTTGGGGGCATGGCTGTGTCCAACTACCAGAATGAAGAGGCCCCGCCCAAGTCTTTGATGGGGATGGCTTTGGAGAAGGTTGCTCCGTCTTTTGCTGCAGGGATCTCCCCGGCAGCCAAGCAGGAGTTGCAGACACGCGGGGAAATCGCTGGGACGCAGATGGCGGAGCAGGTCAACGCGGGCCAGATTTCCCCCACGGCTGCGGCAACAGCGTTGACTCAAGACCAGAATCTGATAGGATCGCTTGGTCCCGCATTGGCTGCGTTGGAGCGTAGTATTGGTACGCTGAAGGGCGGCGATGAGGAAGGCGAAGCCCTCTCCGCACCAGAGGCGGAATCGGAATCCCCCGCAGTAGACTTCGGTACTCCCGAAATTGAGACGGGCACGCCCGCAACTCCCGATCTGTCGGGCTTCGATGGGGGCGACACCGAAGGTGGTACGGATGGAGGCGATAGTGGTGGAGATAGTGGAGGCGATAGTGGTGGCGACGGTGGGGGTGGCAGCGATGGGGGCGGGGGCGGTGAAAGCGATGCTGGCGGTGGTGGTAGCGATGGCGGTTGGGCTAAGGGCGGCTACGTACCGGGGGATAGTGGCGGCATGGATGACGATGTTCCCGCCGTCATCGATGGAAAAGCGCCCGCACGCCTATCTTCCGGGGAGTTCGTATTTGACGCCGCGACGGTAGCCGCCCTGGGGGATGGCAACAATGAGGCGGGGGCCAAGAAACTCAACATGCTCCGCGAAGCCATCCGCCACAAAGCCTATGGCCACAAGAAGCAACCCCCCAAAAACTACAGCATTGGGGACCTAGTGAGGCTCTATGATCGTATGCGCTGACGAAGGGGACATCCCGGCGATTGGCCGTCTCCTCGTAGAGATGCATCAATCGTCGGGCCTTGACATGCCCCCGCTTTCCCCCGGCAAGATCGAGGCCACCCTAGAAGATGTCCTTGCCACGGGCATCATCTTCTTGGGTATGCGGAATGGGGAGGTGGCCGGTGTTTTGGCCCTCAAGGAAGCTTCCCACTGGTTCAGCGAGGGGCGCTTCTTCGGGGATGTTGTCTTCTACGTGGGACTCAAGCACCGGCAGTCCGCGTTGGGTCCCCAACTGTTGCGTCGTGCCTCCCGATATGCTAAGATGCGGGGTCTTCCCTTGTTGATGGCTGTCGTCAACGGGGTTGATGTGGACCGTAAAGACAAGCTGTACAAGCGGCTGGGATTTCGCCACATCGGTGGCGTCTATAGTAGGGGTATCTGATGGGCTGGTTTTGCGAATCCTCCACGACTCCAACTACCACGACGCAAACCAACACGGTCCCCGCGTGGTACGAAGATGCGTTGGAAAGGCTGGTCTCTGCGGGCGAAGAAGAGATCGCAAACAAGCCCTACCAGTATTACGATCCCCAGCAGAGGGTTGCCCAGCTTTCCCCCGCCGAGGAACAGGCAATCGCGGCCACCCCCGACGCGGCAGGTGCGTACATTCCCGGATTGTCGGCGGCCTTTGGCTCCGCTGCGATGGGGTCGCGGGGCATCCAGGATGTCAACTTTGCGGATTACATGAATCCGTACACGCAGAATGTCGTGGACATCCAGAAGCGCGAAGCCATCCGCGACTACGAGAAGATGCGTCCCGGCATGGGCTACAGTGCGGCGAAGCAGGGTGCCTTCGGTGGCGCACGTCACGGTGTCGTGGAAGCGGAAGCGGAACGCAACCTGGGCCAGCGTCTTGGAGATATCCAGCAAGCGGGGCAGGAGCGGGCCTTCACCGCAGGAACCAACCTCTTCACCAACGAAGCCCAGCGCCAACTCCAGGCTTCGCCCATGTTCAGCCAGATTGGCGAGGCGTCCCAGCGGTTGGGACTTACTGGCCTCGATGCCGTCTTGAAGGCACAGGCTATTCCCCGCAACGTGGAACAGCAACTGCGCGACGCCCAATTCCAGGAATATATGCGAGAGCAGGGTTACGGCATGGGCCAGTTGGGCGGCCTCAGCGGCATCATCCGAGGGGTATCCCCCGGTGGCACCACCACCACGCAAGGCCAGGTTGCGGGATCATCCCCCTTCCAAGCCCTCGCAGGGTTGGGCCTCGCTGGGGCCGGTATCTACAACCTCTTTAGGTAAGCACCCATGGCAGATCTCCCCCGGCCAGGATCTCTCAGCTTTGAGCAGTTGCAGAAAATTTCTCAAAGCCCGGACTTCTATTCACTTGATTGGTCGTACCGGCAGCAAGTTCTAACCGAGTTGCGGAATAAGCAATCGTCCCGAGTTTCTTACGAGGGCATGGCGACAGACGCTTTGCGGCGACAGGAAGAAAGCGAGGCTGCGGCGGAGCGGAAGCGACAACAGGCGCAGTTTGCGCGCAATCGTATGCTTGAGCAATTTGGAAGTCAGCCTAGTGAAGCTTTGGCAAAAGCGCCTTCGCCTACTCCGAGTATGGAAGATCTAACATCGGAAGCTGTGCGCTCAGTGTTTCCGCGTCCGCAGATTCCCACTACCACCAAGACAGATACCCCGGAGACTCCGGTGACGACGGCGGCACCTTCGGGTGCGGCAGCGCAGCCTGATCCCTTCGCGGAGATGCGGGCTACCATCATGGGTATGGGTGGTGGCGGGGGACCCCGGCCCAAAATTGCTAGGCCGGATACCTCCCAGGTCCTCAAGGATATCCCGCAGGTGGGGGAGAGGCAAGCGGGGGAAACCTACAAGGCTGACCCCTACATGACCATGCTGCAGACGGGGCTGAAGATCCTGGCGGCCAAACCTGAAATTGGCCAGTCTGCCCTGTCCACGATTGCCGCGCCCCTGGCTTCGGGCGTGGAGCAGTATCGTGGGGAGAAGCAGAAGGAAGCCGAGTCCCGCAAGGCCGAAGCTGAGGCAGCCCGCACTGACAGATACCGTCAGGCCGAGGCGGCCCGCAGCACCGCCGGTCTCGCCGCGCAGCTACGTCAGCAGGATCTCACGGCATCGATTGCCGAAGCCCAACTGACCCAAAGCGCAGAGCAGCACGGCCAGAGTGTTTCCTTGCAGAAGATGGACCTCCTTCGCAAGATAGAAGATGACCGTTTTACCAATACCATCCGCCAGGCATCCACACCCGAAGCCCGCATGAAACTGATGGATGCGGAATCGACGGAATTGGAGAAGGTTGAAAGGCGGCTGCAGGATCCCAAGCTTTCTGCCGGGGAACGTCAAATCCTTGAAAACGTCAAGGCCCGCAAGGAACGCAATTTGAGTTACCTGCAGGGCACTGCCCGCACTGAGATGCAAAGTGACACGTCCCGAGAACTTGCGGCGCGGCGGGCGTTGACGCAGATTGACCTGCAAATTGCCAAGCTGGGGTCGGGGATCCCCACCCCGGAAACGACAAAGGCGTTGGCGGATTTGAGAAATAAGCGTAGGGAAATTGCCCTGACACTGGGTGAAGGGGAAGGCGGAAAGTCCATTCTGCCGCCGCCTCCATGATCCCTGACAAGATTGAGTGGGATCCGGAAGCGAAGTCCTGGATTGCATCCAAGGATACTCCGGACGCCATCACCGCAGAGTGGGATGGGGAGAAGTGGGTCAAGGGTAAGAATCCCTCTGGCCCCGGTTCCCTGCGGCGCGGCTTCGCCACGGGTGTGGAATCCACGAAAGGGCTTGTCGCGGATATCATTCCCGCGATGGTCCAGAGTGCCTTTGGTTACGACGAGGCCGCCCAGAAGAATCTGCAGGAATACCGGGATCGGATGAAGGCCCTCGAGGCCCGCAATCTGTTGACCCGGATGGACTACCAGAAAGTCAACGATCTGGGATCCGCTGCCGAGTTTGCCGGGGAAGCCATTGGTGAATCCATCCCATCCCTCATCACTACGTTGGCGGGTGGTGTCGGCGTGGGCGCTGCTGCCGCCAGGTTGGGCGCGGGTCGCCTCCTCACCCAGCAGGTGGGCAAGAAGGCTGCCGAGTTGGAAGCCAAGGGCGTGGCCAAGGATGCCGCCCTGCAGCAAGCCACCAAGGAAGTGTCTCAGCAGGTGGGGTCGGTTGCCGGTGCCTTCGGTGGCAGCGCTCTCCTCAACATCCCCGAGTCCTACCTAAATCTCGCGGAAGCCGGTAACGCATCGCTGGGGGCCTCCTTCGCGGTGGGTGCCCTCAAGTCTACCCTCGATGCCCTGGGTCCCATCCGCCTCCTCAGCAAGACGCGGGGTCCCGACTTCTCAGACAAAGTTACCGATCTGGTTTCTGCCCGCCTCCTCAAGGGTAGACCGGGGGCCGCCGGTGCCTTGGGTGGTGCGCTGGAGACCGCTGCCCTTGAAGGCATCACGGAAGGCACGCAGCAACTTCTCGATGAGACGGCAGCCGCGATCCTCGCGGACAAGTCCATCGACTGGAACAACATCATCAACGCGGCGTTGAAGGGTGGTGTCGGCAGTGCCCCGGTGGGTGCCGCCGCTGGCGCGTATGGTGCCCGCCAAAAGGCTGCCGCCGCCGAAGCCGCAACCCAAGAAACGCAGCGGGCTGAAGCCGCCAAGGCCGCAACTGAAGAGGAACAATCTTACACGGCGGGTCGCCTTGCGGGCGAGGTGCCTCCTCCCGAAAAGACCGCCAGTGACTACCTCTACGATACGATTGCGGAAGTCAAGACAGAATTTCCCGGCATCCAGATCCAGGGCGAGATCAAGGACAACAAGCCTTCCTTCGCCATCGATCCCAAAAGCCTCCGCATCAAAGTCCAGCAGCTTGTCCAGCAGGGAATCGTAAACCCCGCTACCAACAAGCCCTTCACTGTCCCAGAGTTGGAGAAGGCTCTCTCCTCTCAGATCTACTCCTCGCTGCGTACCACCTACGATGGCAAGTCTTACGAGAGGCTGGCGGGTGCCCCCTCTCAAACCAAGGTGCCCGCAGCGTCTTCCGTTGATCAGGCTTCCGCCATCATTGCGGAAGTCAACCAAGACCCCAGTAGCCTCGAAAACCCATTCATTGCCCAGCAATATGACGAAGCCAAGCGTATTGTTGCTGCGGCACGCGATAAGGAAACCGCGCTTCGGGAGAAGGAGCAGGAAGCAGCGCAGGTCCCGCTTGAGGGATACCGGCCCCGCTTCGGCACTGCTGCCGATATCACTCCTGCCGAAACCCCAGTCGCTCCCGATTTGGGAGATGTTGAGGTTGAGGCTACGATGGCACCCCCGCTGCGGGCGTGGCAACGGCAAGCCGTGGAAAACATCATCACGGAGTTGCAGCCTGGGGGCACCCTCTCCGTAGCTTCCATTCAGAACGAACTCAGCAAGGAAGGCACCCCGGTTTCGCTGGAAGAAGCCAACGCCATCCTGGATCGCTACGTTGCAGAGAAGAATACAACCCAGGGGGGGATGCAGATTGTTCCCCCCAACCTCCGGTTGGTGAAGCGGGGCGACTCATACGTCAAGCCCCGCACAGGCGTTGCAGAGGAAGCGTATCGAGGGGAAGCCCCCGATCTGCAGTCGGAGAGGGGAGGTGCCCGCGCTTTTCCCGACGCCCCGCAGCCCCTCATCACCGAGATCTCCAGCCCCGTCATCCCCATCCAGGGTACGCTGCAGACACCTCCCGCCGGATTGTCGCAGGAGGATTGGGCCAAGACCCACAATACCCTCATCCGGCGCACCAGGCCGATTGACCGGGATGCCGTGGAGGCTGCAGCGCAGCGGGAACTCAGCAACAAGCAGGTCAAAGAGATCCTCGACGCCCTAGTCAACACCAACGCAATCAAGCGGGCGGGACTAGTCTACCGCGCCAACCCCGATGCACAGCCCATCTCTGCCTTCCGCGAAGAAGTTGTCGGTGGTCCCACGACCCAGAAACCAAAGGAGGTTGTGGAGACGGAGACAGAGGGAGGGCAGACCCGCCAGATGCAAGTGGGGAGGCGCAATTTCATAGGGCTGCTTGCGGGCGCAGCAATGATTGCCCTTAAGTCTCCCGCACGTGCGCTCAACGTAGCGTCCCCCGAATTGATGTTCCATCTGCGGAACGGAGATCTGCCCGCAGCTTTGACTTGGATATCGACTAAATCGGACTCTCCCATCTTCCGCAAAGTGGCGGCGGCTTTGCTCCGCGCGGGGATGGGCAATGTCAAGATCCGGGTCATCGGAAATTCAAAGAACGAAATCGATGACGCTATCAAGTTTGGGTGGATCTCCCAGAAGTCGGCAAGTGAGATTACCCAAGGTACGTTAGGATTCATCAATCCGTATGAGGCGGACAATCCCACCATCATTCTTATCGACAGGGCAAACGATAGGGCAACCGGACTATCCGAAGAAGTGCTGCTTCACGAAGCTCTGCACGCTTTTGTCATGTCGCGCTGGGGTCTTCTGGAAAGCTATAGATTCCAAAGCAACGCAACGCGCGCAGGGTTTACGCAAGA